CGCGAACATCGCCGCCGCCCCGGCCGTGAAGCCGAGCAGTATCCAGGCGGGGCGGGCCCTGCGCGATCCCTCGATGGCGCGGTTGAGCCGGTCCTGCAGGATGGCTTTGTCCTGCAGCAGGCCGGCGTGTTCGATCTCCATGCGGTAGATTTCGTCGGTGACGTCCTTCAGGACCTGTTTTACGTCGCTTTTCTGCATCAATCCATGCCCCCTATCGCGGTTTTGCGGTTCTTCGTCTCTGTGGCGCTCTCAGGCTGTCTCAGCGCGTGTTTCCGGAACGTTGCCTGCAGGTCGCCCATGGCCAGCTCGACTTCCTCGAGCACGACGCTCCTGACCTGTTCCTCGTTTTCGGCGTCCAGCACCCGCGGCGCCAGGCGTTCGGCCATCTGTTCGAGATGGGTGCGGAGGGTGGTGGTGGCGTTGAGGATGACTTCCCGCACCAGGTCGATCTCCACCAGTCTGCCGGCGGCGCGTTCGTATTCCATCCGGGCCAGTTCGGCGTTGTAGTGCTCCCGCTTGGCCCGGGCGGATTGATAGTCGATTGTGGTTCCGGCGGCCGCCGGTTCGATCTCTTCCGGCGATACCGGCCGCGACAGGATTTCGGCCGCTTCCGGGGCCGGTTCGCCGCTGGGCTTGTGGGGCGTGACCGTGGACGGGTCGCGGGTGGCCCGGATCCGTTCCAGGGAGGCGTGGTAGAGCACTTTGCGCCCGTCTTCTGTCATCACCAGCCGGCCGCGTTTCTTCAACTGGGAGATATATGCCGGACGCCAGCCTACCCGCTTGGCAAATTCCTTCTGCGTCAACGCTTCGTCTTCAGATTTATTCACTATCTTTCAATTCTTGCTCAAAAAACTATTAGATTGTTAATAATTGATAACTTATGACTCGACTATTACCCGACGATATTACTCAACGGATTCAGTCATCATGCCGGCGTGTTACCCGAGTGAGCGTGTTACCCGACTCACGCGGGGAAAATTTCGTTTTTTTTGTTTTCTTGAGATTGAAAAAAATTCATCTCTCCTGCGCCCGTATAGGGATTCGAAAAGTCGGGTAACATTCCAGGCACCATGCGGCTTCGTCGGGTAATATTGTCGGGTAACTCTCGGCTCATCCGGTTCACTCGGGTAACATCCCGGAGCGTTTCTGTTGTCGTTTACGGTCAGGCAAAGTTATTCCATGCCTCAACCCAGTCCTGAATCAGGTTTTTCGATCTCTCCATGCTCTCCGTGTACCATTTCTCCTCGCTGCAATCTGGCGGTTTGGGAGGCACGCCTGGCAGAACCAGGAAGCTCCGTTGGCGTTTTCCAACACTTGAATCCATCACCCACTTTCTCTTTGCCCTTTGGACATCGTGCTTCCTGACAAGCGTGTCCACCAGTCTCTTTTGGTTGGCAGGCGACCGGTATCCCCTGACGGCGCACCATCGCCGGTAAAGCTTGAAAAGGTCCTCTGTGAGGACCGGCATCGAGTTGAGCTCTCCGAACTCTCCTGCCTCCAGTTCGTAGTAGAACTCGCTGGTCGTATCCATGGATAAATGGATCAGTTCTTCCTTGGCCATGGTTTCCGGGGGCTTGGCGTGTTCGTCGAATCCAGACAGGTCCAGGTTCATCAAATAATGATGTAATGCCTCCACGCCGCCATTACGCAGTTCCATTTTCACTTCCAGGTAGAATTCCTTGGAGAGTTTGGGCGGTGTCCAGATCACGCAGTAACGCCGGTCATCCTCTTCCAGGACCACGGGCATGCGTTCGTTGGAAAGGAAGACCATGTTGACGTGGTTTTTTTCGTCGTAGGCCTTGATCTGCTTCGGGTTGATCCGGATCCATTCCCCGGTGATCAGACCCTTGAGTTTGTTTTTGATGTGGAACAGCTCCGAACGGGCGATCACTTCGTCGGCGATCAGGAACAGCTTTTTGCTGGCCCAGTCGTTGAATTTGTCCTCGACCGCTGACTGGTCGATGATGCGGCCGTAGGGGCCGTAGATTTGCATGATCGATTCGAAGAACAGGTTCTTGCCAGTTCCCTGGGGGCCGTGGACCACGATGGCGGTACGCATTTTCGCCCCTGGGTTCTGGATTGGGTAGGCCAGCCACTTCAGTACCCATTCGTAGAGTCGTTTCGATCGCTTTCCTTCCCGGCTGCACATGTACCCGAGCAGGTCTAGCAAATTCTCGCAGTTGCCGGGTTTTGGCTGGGTCGGCCATCCAGACCATAGATTGCATTTGATCGCTTTGTCTTTGCAGGCTGGATCGAAACCGACTTCATCCTGGCGGACGATTTTTCGCTCCGGGTGCTCCATCCAGGCCCGGTAAAGTTCGCGGCGGATGCATAGGTCCCGGACGTCTGACATGGCGATGAGTATGTGTTCCTGATGGTCGAAGGCGGCACCGCCATGGCCATAGACCATGGAGAAGCGGTCCAGGAGTTCCTGAAGGGTTTCGATCGGCCGAAGGCCGCCATTCCCCGCTCCCCCGGCTGGTGACTCTCCGCCGCTTCCGGCGTCGATGCGGCGGCGCCAGCCCTTGGATTCGATGACCGCCTCGATCTGCCGGCGGACGGCCTGGAGGCCTTCGGCAAGGTGCAGATCGTTGAAATCGGTGATCTTGCGGCTTCGGGTTTCGAATTCCCGCCAGCGCTTGGCGTCATCCTCGAAATTCGGGATGGCCACCGCGCCATCCACCGCCAGGGCGGCCGCCTCGGCGGCCTCGATGCCGGCGTTCTTCGCTCCATGTCCCTCGCCACAGTGCGGGCAGGTCTTTCCCTGGGAAACCCGGACCGGCAGGCGACAGTGGCGGCATTTTTGGAAATCGTCGTCATCGGCAGCCAGCACCCAGCGGACCGTCTTGTATCGTTTCCGCAGGATCGACGCGACCACTGGCATGTTTCCCGCATCGAAGGCGATTGCGACAGGCAGCCCTGTTGCCTCGTGGATCGAGGCGCCGGTGGCGTAACCCTCGCAGATGACCGCAACGCCGGAGGGCATGCCGATCAGGAAGAATCGGCCCTGCTTCTGAAGCCCGGCCGGCCAGAATTCCTTGTCACGCCCTGTCTTTCCGATCCTCGATGCGTGTGACTTGCGGTTGAGGATGAACTGCAATCCATGCACGGTCCCCGAGACATCCAGCATCGGAATGACCAACGCGCCGGATTCCGTATAACGGATGCCATGCGCCTGGACGCCCTTGCGTATCAGATAATCGTTGGCGCCAGTGGTGTCAGAGGGGAGACATTTCGCCCAGACCTTATGGGCCCGCAATGCAGCCCTTTCCGCCTGTCGACGCCGTTCCGCATCGGCTTTCTTTTTGTCCTCGCGGATCCGCTCCTGCAGCGCCTTGTATTGCTGATCCGTGAGCTTCGACCGGTCGATCTTGATCTTTTGGGCGCCATTGTCATTCCCTCGCCAGACGCCATACGAACCAGCGATCAGGTAGTCATCATCGGTCCGCAGCTCATGGAGGACATACCACCCGCGCTTCTCCCGATCGCCCTCCACCTTGCAACGGACGATCTTCCCGGACACAACCAGGGAATCCACCAGCAGTCCGGCAGCTCGAAGCTGCGCCATCACACTGTCATAATTTCCCCAGCTCACAGTTACCAAATTACCTAACTTATTGATTTACAATCAAACTACCTACCCACCCCTCGAAGTTCGAATTACCCTTGTTGGGTGAGCGCAGGAAGGACCCATCACCTGGTTATCTCAGTTGTATTGATGCAACAGCAAGGCCGTCCCTTCACAAAACCAAGGGGCAAAGGGATTACAGGGTGCTTCATCCGGCCTGATTCGTAAGGGTATTCTCGAGAATCATCAGCGCCCTGCGAGCTTCAGATATTTCTTTCCTTAGGCGGGCTACCTCAATGTTGTCTAGTTTGTTATCCGCCAATGCCTCTTCGGCCACACGGCAAACGTCGCCGTGTTCCGATGCGGCATGAAGAACGGCCTGTGCAACTGAATTGCCGCGCTCTTTTGGCCTGGTCATGAATTGCCCACCGAACATTTCGCAAAGTATTTCCAGCGGTGAGGTGTCCCCTGTATCCATAAGGATGGAAACGAATTCGCCAATAGTCGGCTGGTGAAGATCGTCATTTGGGTTCAATTTTCCAATCAGTGTTAGTTCGCGTTTCCCCAGCCTCCGCGCGACACCAGAGATACCGCCTTGGGCTTTTAGTGCGGACTGGTGCAGAGTCAGAAATAACATATCCATCATGTGTTATCTCCTGTCAGGTATCGCTGCATGCTGCTTGATCATTCCGTAACCTCTCAATATCGAAAAAACACCCCCGCGCAGGCGGGGGCGAGTCCAACAAGAGGAGGAGAAAGTTGCCCGATACTGTTGCCTTGCCAGGCCGTTTACCGCCTCGGAGCAGGGCGGCGGTGAAAATGGGGCGGGAATCCCACGGTTATACTTGTCCATACAGCTCAACAACTTCACCCGAGGACTCCCAATGAACGACGAATTACTGCGGCAACTGCTCGCAAGGCTCGACCGCCTGGAAAACGAAATCGTTTCCATGCGCTCGCTGATTGTGAAACAGGCGAATCAGACATTGGCGCTGCGCTGTCTCGTGATGGCCGAGATAAGCCTGATGCGCCCCGATGTCGCCGAGGTGCTGGCGGACCGCTATGAAGCGATGCTGGATCAACACCTGGATGACATTCAGCCGCCTTTCCAGATGCCCGAGATTCTCGAGGAAATCCCGAAAATGCTTCGCCTTCAAGCGCAATCGGGCGATGGCGGCCGTATCTGAGCGCCAGTTCCGAGAGGTTCGGATATGGCATGTATCGCCCGCATTTCGAGCTCATGTCCTCGCGTTTCAGATCCTCATCCCAAGGCAAATGCGGCATGGCGCGCCGGCATTGTCCTGGCCAGTTGTGCCGGCAGGCAGCGTTATCGCAGAAGACACGGGTCATGCGGAGGATTCCTCGGGCGCCTCGCCGAAGATGTCGGGGCGAAGTTCGTAGCGGGTAACGCGGCAGTTGGTGGCGCGTTCGATCTGGATGGCGAATCTTGGCGGTAACGGTCTTTTCCCGCTCAATATTTGTGGCAAAAACTGAGGGCTCATGCCGATTGAACGGCAGAACTCTGATTTGCTTGGGAATAATTTAATGGCTTCCGAAATTGCCTCGCGCATCAC